AGTGTTGATTGGTTAATACCTGGTATGGTTGTAGCAATTGGAGATGTTGACGGTAATTCTGTTCCAACAACTGCAAATGTTAGAATTAATACAGTTGATAATTCAGTAAGTGGTCAAACTAGTTGTAGTGTAACTGCAATATCTCATGTTGGAGCATCATCTACATTAGCATTAGATGATAACTCAAAATGTACAGTTATTGGTACATCATTTGAACAAGGTTCAGGTGCACCAGATGTATTTTCACAAGAGCTTGACCATGATTTAGGTTATACCCAAATCTTTAAAACTGCTTGTGAAATGACTAATACTGCAAGAGCAACAATCTACAGAGGTTATGCAGATGAGTTCCAAAGAATTTGGAATCTTAAATTAAGAGAGCATAAAGTAGATATTGAAAGAGCAATGTTATTTGGTCAAAAAGGTACTTCAGGTGGTATTCAATATACTGATGGTATTGTTGGTTCAACTATTAAAAATGGTTATGCTCAAATTGTGAACGATGGTTCTCAACTATCTTACAATTCAGGTCTTCCATATTATAAATCAAATACAGCATCAGAGTGGACTTATGATGATATGCTTTCTGATTTTGAAGTAATATTTGACCCTGCTAGAGGTGGTGGAAGAGCTAAGTTAGCTTTAGCTTCAAGACCAGTAATATCTCATTTCAACAAACTAGGTGCTAGTGACTTCATTAATGGTAGTTTAGCAGGTGAATCTCGTTATAACTTTCCAGCAAGTCAGGGTGCGTTTGGACATTTAGTTAATAAAGTTCAAACAATCCATGGTGATGTAACATTGGTTGCTGAATCATTATTCAGAGGTTTTTCTGCTGGATTTATGATGATGGTTGACCTTGACCACGTTGCTTATAGACCTCTTGTTGGAAATGGATTAAATCGTGATACTTCAATAACAACAAATGTGCAACAAGCTGATGAGGATTTAAGAAAAGATATGATTCTTACAGAAGCAGGTCTTGAAATAAGTCTTCCTGAAACTCATGCACTTATTAACTTGGAGGGCGTGTAAAATGAGAAGTGATATATTAAATGAAAATAGTGCTAAATATGGTGGAAATGTGCAAAATGTTGTTTTTGTAACAGATGCAGCTACATCAACTATATTAGCTAATGATTCAGGCAAAATTCATGTTATGCCAGATTTAACAGCTGATTGTACTATTACATTACCTGCAGAAAAAGTTGGTCTTTCTTATGAATTTTGGTATGGTGGCACAGCTGCTGATGCTCAAGATTGGATTATTAAGACTACAGGAAATAGCAATTACATGATTGGTGGTTTAGTTGGGCATGATACTGATGCTGGTGGAGACGATACTGCTGTCATAGATTCAAACGGAAGTAGTAATTCACAACTATCTGTATTTACTCCAATAGCAGGCACATGCGTTAAGCTTGTTTGCGATGGACAAGTATGGTATGTTAATGGTACCGTTGTTTCTGCTACAGACACTTTCTGTAATTTTACTGACCAATAATCCGAATCAATAAGGATTGATAGTTTTGTAGAACTATGGAGGCTATCGTATAAAGGGTGGCCTCCGAATCTACTTCAAATTTTTTAATAATAAGAGTACATTCACGGTCAAGTCAAGACCTTAAAGTACACTCGAAAGGAGAATAAAATGGCAGAAACAGATATACACGGAAGAACAGTTGTTGAAAAAATAAACTCAATGGATGTTGATTTAATTGGTGCTACACCTGATATAGCAGAAGCAACTTATTCAAATGGTGATTTAATGACAGAAGCTATAACTATTGAAAATGCAGTAGCAGTAAAAGGTGGTTGTTGTATTTTACAATCTATAACAGCAATAGATACATCAGATACTGGTGGTACTATATATGTTTTAATAACTAATACAGGTGCAACTGATTTAGGAACAGTAGGAAGTGCAATAAGTGCAGCAGATGCAGTAGCAGACAATAGTGTAGCTCTTGTTGAGCTTTCTAACTGGACAGATGTTGGTGGTGCAAGAGTATGTACTAAAGGTAATATTGGACTTGTTATGAAAGCTACATCTACTTCTAAAAATTTAAAATTTGGTGTAGTTAATGTAAGTGGTGGTAATATTGTTATTGGTTCAGGTGAAGATATTATATTTCATTTTGGTGTGGTAAAAGATTAATGTTTTCTAAGAGCATATCAACAAAAGGTGGTGATGTATTTAGAGATGAAAAGTCTTTAGCATTTGATGGTTCTAATGATTATTTAGATTGTGGAAATACTAATGATTTAGGCACAGGTGATTTTACTATTACTGCTTGGGTCAAAGCTGCTGATTTTGATAATGTTTATATAGTTAGTAAAAGAAAAGATAATGACAATAGATATTATCTAAGAACTGACCAATCAAATCCTCCAAGATTACAATTTTATTCAAAAATTAGTGGAAGTGCAAAGCTTGAATACTTAGGTGGAACAAGTGTAAACCTTGACAATTTGCAAAATCAATGGGTGCATTTTGCTATATCTGCTGATAGAGATGGCAATATAGTTGGATATATAAATGGAATTTTAGATGATACAGATAGTGCAGATACTACTGATTTAGATAATACAGGTGATTTTTATATAGGTAGATTTAGCTCAACTTATTCAGATTGCAGTATATCAGAAGTGGCTATATACAACTCAGCATTAACTGCTAATCAAGTTAAAACCATATACAATGGTAGAGAACCTTACAATCATAAAGAAGGTGTAGCATCAGGCAATTTACAGGCTTGGTATAGAATGGGTGATGGTTCTTTAGATAAAAATTCATTTACATCATCATTTCTCATATGTGATGAAACAAATGCTACATTAGGAAATAATATGGTTACCAATGGAACATTTGATTCTGATTCTGATTGGACAAAAGGAACAGGTTGGTCTATTGGTCCTGGTGGTGCAGCTGCAAGTTCAATAGGTGCTAATGAACTATCTCAAGATATTAGTGCTGTTACAGGAAAAATATATAAAGTTAGTATGGATTTAACTTCACTCTCAAATGGTTTAATATTTTTAGATATATCAGGCAGTCAGGCATTTCAAGCTGCTTTTTTTGCACCAGGAGCATCAACAGGTTATTATGAAGCATATGTAAAAGCAACAAGTAGTGTTTTAAGAATATATTCTATGTCTTTTGGCCCTATAAATTTTACAGGTTCAATAGACAATGTTAAAGTTCAATTAGTAAATGGAAATGCAGCTATTATGACAAATATGGGTGCTGAAGATATAGAAGGAGATACACCATAATGGATTATTCTAATAGAAGATGGGTTATAATAAATGTATCTGATATAACAGATGAAATGATAGTAAATGCAATGCAATCAAGTAGGGATACACTAAGAAAAACATTAGATGGTAGTAAAGCTATATTAAAGTTTAATGGTGATACTCCAAGTTGTTTTGATGGACTAACTACTTACAATCATAGTGAAATATTAACAGAACTTGCTAAAAGTGATTGGACTGAGGAGGAGTAATGAGCAAAAAAAGTACGGTAAATAAAGCAGGTAATTACACAAAACCAGGAATGCGTAAACGTATATTTCAGAGAATTAAAGCTGGTTCAAAAGGTGGGCCTCCTGGAGTTTGGAGTGCGCGTAAAGCACAAATGCTTGCAAAAGCTTACAAATCTGCTGGTGGTGGTTATAAAGAAGAAGGTGGAAAAGTTATGCCTAAATATAAAAGTGGTGGCAAAGCAGAATCTCAACGTTCTTTAGACCAATGGACAGAAGAAGATTGGGATAATGTATCAGGGAAAAAAGGTGATAGGTATTTACCTAAAAAAGTAAGAGATGCAATGTCACCAGGACAAAAAGCTTCTGAAAATAAAAAGAAAAGACAAGCCACTAAATCAGGAAATGTAAAAGCAAAATATTCTGATTCTCTAAAAAAATCAATGAAAAGTAAAGGTGTTTATGAGATAGGTGGCAAGTTAAAAGGCCCATCACATAAAAAAGGTGGAATACCAATTGAAGTTGAAGGTGGAGAATATATAATAAAAAAGAAATCAGTAAACAAAAAAACAGAACCAGTTTTGGAATATATAAATGAAAATGGTAAATTACCGAATGAAAATAATTACAATTATCCAACAACTGATGCAAGAAATAGGAGCAAAAAATAATGTTAAAATCAAAAAAAAATAATTTACCTGAAAAAGATGGTTCAAAAAGAAGTGTTAAAGAATATGCAGGTGGTGGTAAAACTGGATACAGTATGATAGGAATGGAAAAACCTGTGATGGAAATGGGAAGACCTATGATGATGTATGGTGGTAAAATGAAAAAATATGAAGATGGTGGCAAAGCATTAAAACCTGTAGATTCAAATAAAAATCCTGGGTTATCTAAACTACCTCAAGATGTTAGAAATAAAATGGGGTATATGAAAGATGGCGGAAAAACAAAAGAAGGTGGACTTACTAAAAAACAAGAAAAAACTTTAAAAAAACATTCTAAACATCATACAAGTAAACATATGAGTTCTATGAAAAAAGATATGATGGCTGGAAAAACTTTTGGAGCTGCACATAAAAAAGCTATGAAAAAAGTAGGAAAATGAGAATATATTATTGTCATAAATGCTCAAGAAGAACCGAAGTACCTAAAGATACTATAAAGGAATGTGTATGTGGTAATGTATTTGGTACATCTGGAAATATATCAGATTATATTAATATGAGAAATACTTGGAGCGGTCAAACAAAAGTAGAGTTTAGTCAAACAACAATAGAGCAAGATATTAAAGATAGGAATAAATAATTATGGCAAAAAGTTTAACAGTTCAAGATATTATTGATGATGTAAATGAATCTGTAGGTGCAGGTTCTGATTCTTATATGCTAAGATTAATTAATGATGCATTGCTTGATATATCAGAAAAAAAGCAACATTATACAAAAGAAGTAACGACTGATTTAAAAACAAAACAAAGATGGTATACATTGTCTGATGATATGATTGATATACTTAGAGTTGAAGTATTAGATTCAAATGGTAGATATGTAATGGTACCTAAATTAGCTGACCCACATAAAATATTAAAAGCTGATACAGATTCTAATTCAGCTGCTGAAACATTTACAGATTCTAGTGGCTTAGATGATTCATTAACGTAAGGATGTATTATGGCAACAAATAAAAGAACATACCCTAATGATTATTTTGTTTACTATAATGATGATAATAGAATTGCAATATTATGTCAAGATACTACATCAACAGATAATAGTACATCGGATAAATACGATACATTTCAAGGAGCTGGTAATTTAAGTGGTACAATAAGTGATGCAGATTGTTCAGGTACTACAATAACATTTACATGTAGCGCAGACCACGGTCTTGCTACAGGAGATAGAGTAAGTATATCTGGTACAACAAGTTTTAATGATGATAATTTAGCTAGCCAAGCTGTTACTGTATCAAATGTAAATACTTTTACAATGACACGTTTATCTAGTAGTTCAAACACAAATGAAACAGGAACTTTTTCATCATTGTTTGTTGATAATGGATTAAGAATAACATACCACTCTAAATACGAAGAAGCTACAGCAACAGGTAATAATTTACAAAGTGATTTAGGATTAGATAGCGCATTACATAATGCTGTTGTTTGTTATGTTAAAGCAAGATTGTATGAAAATGACGAAGATTTTCAATTTGCAGATTACTTTAGAAAAATGTATGAAGCAAAAATTAAAAAATTTAGAAGTAGAAGGTCAGCAGTAAGAGTGTTGTCTGTACCTAGACTATAATAAAAAAGGGGATAATATGAGCGATACTAAATCTTTAGAAGAAAAGATTGAAGAACTTAAACAACAAGAAAGGCAAGCTTTTCAAGTGTATTTTACAACTCTTGGTAAATTAAAAGCATTTGAAGAAGCACTTAGCATGGTGTATGATGGTTTGAATGACGAAAAAGCAGATGCAAACCTAGCTAAGAAAAAGTAGTTTTTTGAAATAAAACGAGGTAATTATGGCGAAATTGCAAAACAACATTGTTGATAGAGCAATAGTAACTCCTGATAAACATTTTCCTATACATGATAAAAAAGCAATTAATGTAGTATGTAAAGCTATTGAAATTGTAAAACCTACAATGTATATTGATTTAGGAGATACAGGTGAATGGGAATATTTTAGTAATCATTATTGGAAAGGCAGAAATGCTAAACCAATGGAAGATTTAATACCACTATTAGATAAAGATGTAAAAGCAGTTAATAAAGGAATGGATATAATTGACAAATCTTTAGATAAAGTTAAATGTAAAAAAAGACATTTTGTTCAAGGTAATCATGAAGTTTGGCTTGATAATTTTGTTGTAAAATATCCATATTTAGACCAATATAAAACATATAATGCTTTAAAACTAAAAAAAAGAGGATATGAATATCATCCTTATTTTAGAAAAAAGTTATTAAAAGTTGGTAAATTAAATTTTACACATGGACATAGAACAGGTATGCATCATGCAAAAGCACATTTAATGATGTACGGAGAATCAGTTATGTATGGACATACACATGATTTACAAAGGCATACGCATAGTTCATTAGGAGGCACAATTAGTGCTTGGAGTTTAGGTTGTTTAAAAAATGTTGATATAGATGAAGATTGGCTAAAAGGTAATCTAACAAATTGGAATCATGCATTTGCAATAATAGATTTTTTTAAAAATGGAAATTATAAAGTAGAAGTTGTAGAGATTATAAAAGGAAAAACAACTTTATGGGGAAATCTCATAGAGGGTTAATGTATGGAGATTTATGGAAAAAGAAGCAATAGAACATCTGATAGGAGAATATGGATGGATGATAATCGGAGCGTTTATCTTTCTATTGGGAAAGAGTACCATAGAATCTGCAATAGAAGGTCTAAAGACTATGGCTGGAAACGATTTAAATGTAGACGATACAATAATTTTAAATGGACGACCTGCACGTATAACAAGAATATCATTGTGGAAAACCACGGTATTTGTTTATGATGTAGGATGTGACGCAAGTGGAAAGCCTTATATAAAAGGTGGAAATAAGTTGTCAATACAAAATATTAAATTAAAAGACCATACGATAGAAAAGCCATTGCCAATGCTTGACTTGAAAAAATGGGATAATTGCAAGGAGAAGTAATGAAGGACACGTTAAAAGTTTTAGCAAATAACCCAGAAATAGGTGTTAGCTGGACTTGTTTATCTACAATAATAAGCTACACTAATTACTTTAATCCATTACTAACATTTACATCTTTATCAATTGCTATAATAATTGGCATAATGACTATTTATGGAAAGATTAAAAAAAAATAATGGTAGGATTAGGGTATTTTATATTAGGCTTTTTATTTGTATTTTTTGGAGGTTTACTTTGGATATTTAATTATGAAATATTTGATTTATATTTTGATGATGATGAAGAAGAGTGGTATTTTTAAATGATAGGACAAAAATTATTAATTAAATTAGTTATTGGTCAGGTTATGAAAGCTATAGAAAAAGCTTCAGATAAAAGAATTGCTAGTAACCATGAAAAAAGAATTTGTAAGTTAGAAGAACTTGCACATCCACAAGCTGATTTTGTTTGTGTTGAATGTGGTTGTCAAGCTAAAAGAAAAATAAAAAAAGGAGATAAATAATGATGTCACTTATTACAGCAAATTGGGAATATTTTTTATTAGCCCTATATGTAGTAGAAAAAGTAATCAAATTAAGTCCATCTAAAAAAGATGATTTAGTTTGGGATATGGTGTTAAAACCTATCGTTGACAAAATAAAAGGCAAGTAGTGTCTAAAAAAACTTTCCTTATTAATAATTTTTCTGGAGGTCTGAATCAAACTACAGATAAAAGAAAAATTCAAGATAATGAACTTTCACTTGCTCTTAATGCTAGAGTAAATGAAAATAATACTGTTGGTGTTGGAGGTGAGTTAGGATTATATCTATATAACTTGCCTCACTCCAATACTAACTTTCAAGTTGGTTATGGTTTATTTGCAACATCTGTTGATGTAAGTCCAACAGTTATAAGAGGTGAATTTGAAAGTGGTTTTGAAGAAGGAACTGTTCAATCATATTCAAGTACTACTTTAACTTTAGCTGCAACTCCATCATTTCAATCAACAACAAATCACGCAACTAATGATTTTTATAATAATATGACTGTTGTTATTGTTGAAGGTAATGGTATAGGTCAATCTAGAAGAATTACTAATTATGTTGGAAGTAGTAAACAGGCAACTATTACTGATGCTTTTTCTAGTGCTGGAGATTTAACTGTTCCTGATAGTTCTTCAAAATACAAAATATATAATTGGGCTGGAGATAATGTTAAATTTGGAAATGATGATGGAACTAATTTAAATTTAGATTATATTGATAAAGGTGGAACAGATTTTCCTTATGATGATATTGACTCACCTGATATAGGTTATGATAACTCTTATTTTTTAAGAACAAAATCTGATACTTTATCAGATGGAACATCAGATGATTTAGGTTTTGTAACTTATAATCCAAAATCATCTGTTTCTTGGGCAGCAGGAGATGCTTTAGGGCCAGAAAACACATCCATAGGTAATAATACATTAAAATCTGGAAGAACTTACACAATGTCTTTTTATTGTAGGGCAAAATATAAATATTATGGATATGGAGCAGATGGAAACAGTTCGTCACAAAGAAGAGAAAGAGTTCCTTTTGTACAAATATATTCTGATAGTGTTACAGATGGAACAAACACAGGTTTATATTTATTTCAAAGTAGAAATGGAACTTCTTTTCAATCAGGCTTAGAGACAACATATGATTATGCTGATAATTTAACAACTGAATATGTAAAAAATGGTGATTATGAAGGAGGAACTATTCATGGAGGTGATGGAGGACATGGAGGTGCAACTGATTATGACCCTCCTACAGATTGGATGGCTTATGATGGATTTGCTCATAATACAAATAATACAATTACGTATACTTTTATAAGTGGTGCTAATTCATTTGGCGCTGATTCAACTGGAACATCTGGAAGAACATTAAATTTAAATGGTGGAAGTAGTTATAGTTTTATAAATTTTAGTTCTGCTGGAATAACACCTAATTGTTATTTATATCAAGATTTAACTTTAGAAGATAATCAATGGTATGATTTATCATTTGTATATTCTAGTACATCTGCAACTGCTATAGCTTTTTCAATTGTTGATACATTTGATTTATCAAGTACAGGGATTATAAGTGATGAAAGCACGTTATCTGCTGATGATGGAGATAGAGTATTAACTGTTGATGGAACTGCTGCAACTGATGCACTTGTTAAAAATAGAGAAATATATACATCAAATGGAACATTTTTAGGAGTATGTACCGCAGTAAATAGTACAACTGAAATTAGATTTGCAGCAGGAACAGCAGCTGACATTCCAAACAATACAACTTTATATGTTGCTAACTATATAGTGCCTTGGTATGCTGGAATTAACAATAACGGTACAAGTGGAATTACAACATATAATTATGGAGGAGAAAAAAATAGTGCAACAAAAAAAATTCCATATAAATTTTTTGTACCTAATAATAGTGGAACTCCAAGAGTTATTAGAATTGCATTTGCACCAATGCAAAAACAAGTAGATTATAGATTAGATTCAGTATCTGTTAAAAAATCTTTACCTGATTTAAGTTCAATGTCTATATCTAATGATTTAACAGAAGATTTACCTGGTAATCCATATTCAGAAGATATATTGTCTTGGAATAGATATGAGTTTCAGTTTACAATTCCACCAGAATATAATAATGCATCTGATTGGGTTATTAATTTAAATGCAGGTTCTTATTATTATCAAGCTGGAGCGACAGGTTCAGAAACTCATCAAATAGTATATTTTGATAATATAAAGATTGAACCAAACATATCTGATATTGAAGGAGATTTAATATTTTTAAATGATAATACAGCTACAGAATCAAAAATAAATATATATTCTACTAATGATGATAAATGGATAGAAAATACAGGATTAACTTGGTTAAATCCAAATATGAAACCTGTATATAATTATATTAATGGTATATTAAAAATATCAGATGCAAATTTTGAATCAGGTAATACAAGTAAAATATTTTATAATAATAATAATAAATATGAATGCAGGTCAAATCCAATATCTTCACCACCTATGCTATTGGTTAGTGCATCTGGGAATACTGGTGAAGTTGATAAAACATTTAATGCTTTAGAGTATATTAATACTTATACATATGAACAAAATCATCAATATTACTTAGTTGGGGATACTAAGACTACTACTAATTGGCCATTGGATGATTTGGATGGTCTTGGAAGAGTAATAAGATATTATCATGCAGGTTCAAGTGAAATAACAAATCCAACAAGTTATCCATTACAAGATGAAAGTGGAGCAGAACTTACAAGAGTGCAATCAACTTGGAATATTAACCCTCCATTAGATGACCCAAGTACTGGTTCTGTTGATGAATCAAGAATTCTACAAAGTGATGCAGAGGATACAGTAACAAATCCAATGTATTTTACTTGGTGTGGTACGCATGGAAATACTGGAGATGTAGGAATATCTAATGATGATATGAATAGTAAAATTAGCACATTAACAACAGGAAGTGTTTCAAGAATAACATTTCAATTTACTTATGAGTTTCAAGGTTATAGAGGAACAGACGCTAATAGAAGAATACCTAATACAGTTTATCCTCCAAAATTTATTATAACAGCAGGTAAAAGAACAACTAATGCTACAGATGTATTTGGAAGTGGAATTGAAGTAACAAATGATAATCAAAGAGATTTATCATTAGGAGATACAGATTTTGTTGAAATGGAAAATGTTAAACAAGCTACTATATTTGTTGATGAAATAGGTGGTAAAGTATATGATATTCAATCTGAAGTAGATGCTAATAAAACTTGGCAAAATTCAGATTTATATGAATGGACTGATGAAATGAATGATGGAGATAAAAGAAAATCTTTTAAAACATTTTATGGTCAAATATCATTTGATGATGGAGATATTGAATTAGCTGATGATATTATTTTAAAATTTTATATTGATTATCCTGAAAATGAAAGTGGATACACTATGATTGATTCTTTAACTGGTTTTTCTCATGTTACTAGTGGAAGTAATTTTTATCCAAGATGGGAAAAAGTAAAATTCTCACATATTAAAACACATTTTAGAACTACAAATTGGACTGCATTATTAAATGGTTTTTCTATTAACGATATTAATAAAACAAAAACAAATTTTAGTTTTGATACTCCAAGTGGAACAACTGCATTTGGATGGGGTGAAAGAATATTTCAAATAGGTGTTTCATCTGTTAATATTTTTGATGAAGAATCAAATATAGAATCAAGTCAAACTTTAATAGGTACTACTGCATCTAGCACATCTGAAACATCAGTATCTTCAATATCAGCAGGTCAATGTCCAGATGTTGATGTATATATTGGAGAAGATGCATTTAATGATGAATATAGAAAAGAATTAAAATATTATATGAAAGATACAAACTCAGATATATATTATTTGCAATTTTATGTAAATTTAAAAACAAATACAATTTATTCAACTACTTCAAATTTTAAATCTACAGGTAATTATGATTCAACTAATAAATACTATCATTATTTTATACCTAAAGAAAAAATATTA